TTATTGCATTAGCCATTCCTGTTGGTATTGCCATGATTATCACTAAACCATTAGTGAAGCCACTGCAAAATATTTTTAATGCTTTGATTAAATGGATTAAATCCGCATGGAATTGGCTTACAAAGTTCCTTAAAGCCATTTGGACACCCGTACAAAAGGTATGGACGTCAGCTTGGGATGCAATCTCTAAGTTCTTTGTTACAACATGGAAGCTGATTTCAAAAGCTTTTAAGATGTACCTCAATCAGGTCAAGAAGAATCTTACAACTGTTCTTGGTTTCATCACTAAAACTTGGAATAAAGTTTGGAAATCAATATCAAACTTTTTCAACAAGGTTTGGAAAGCAATTAAAAAGACGTTATCTAATGTTTTGAACACGATTAAAAAGACACTTGTGTCATCATTGAATGCCTATATTAAGCTATGGTCGAAAGCATGGAAATCTGTTTCAAAAACGTTTAGTAACATTTGGAATGGAATTAAGAAATTTTTAAAACCAATACTTAGTTGGTTAAGAAATGCAATTGATGATGCAATGGACTTCGTTTACAAAATCTGGCACAAAGGTTGGAATAAAATTAGTTCATTCTTTAGCAACACCTGGAAAGGTATGAAGAAATTTGGGCATGATGCTATCTGGTCGTTAAAAAACACTTTTGACGGTGTATTAAGCAAGATACATGATGCTTTTTCTAATACATGGACTGGCATCAAAAATGGGTTTAGCGACATGTGGCAAGGCATGAAAGACTTAGCTCGAGACGGAATTAATGCCGTTATTAAGATACCTAACGCAGGTATTTCAGGTATTAATGGTTTGATCCATGACTTCGGTGGTCCTAAGCATGCTATTAGCAAGATACCAAGTGTTAAAAAATTTGCAACTGGTACTGGAATGTTTAGCAACGTGCGTAAGGCGATTACAAAGCCAACACTAGCATTATTGAATGATGGTAATGATTCACCTGAAACTGGTAATCAAGAAACGCTAATCCACCCTAATGGGGCTATGGAGCTAGTACAAGGACGCAATACTAAGCGTATATTAGCACCCGGAACAGAAGTCTTAAATGCAAGCGAAACAGCTATGATGTTAGGTATGAAAGCTATGCCATTCAAGTCAGGAACAGGTTTCTGGTCTGGTGTATTTGGTGGCGTAACTAAGGTTGCTGGCAACGTTTGGAACGGTATGAAGAACGGTGTTAAGAAGTTCACTGAAATGTTTAAGTTCATTACAAACGCCGTGGCGCACCCAGTTAAGACATTGCAGGATAAGTTTAACCCGAGTGCTAAGGGACTAGCTGGTATGTTTGATAGCTTTGGAACAGCAATGTTTAAGAAGCCTAAGTCTCAAGCCAAAAACTGGTGGAAGACACTTTGGTCAATGGCTAACGATGCTTCAGCAGTAGGAGCAAGTGCAGGTAATTTGGGAGATGATTACCAATTTAAGAACAAAGCTAAAGACGAGGGTATGCCGAGCGGAGATCCATGGGGATACTTTTTCCGAGAATGTGTTTCTTTCGTTGCTAGTCGTTTATCTAATTTAGGTGTTTCGGCAAGTAAGTTTAGTTTCTTAGGAAATGGACGAGATTGGGTTAATGCACGAGTGCCACATAGTTCAAAACCAAAGCCCGGAGACGTTGCGGTATATGCAGCGGGTTCAGCTTATGGTAATCACGTGTCTATGGTTAATGGCGTACAAGGCGACACAATTTCTGGTGAAGAATATAACTTCAATAACAATGGGAAGTATCACCAATATTCAGGACGGCCAGCCAGCGGCGCAACAACTTTCTTAGATTTTGGTGTCAGACCAAAAAGCAAGGACGGCGATAGCGTTAAAGCTAATTCAGGACTAGAAAAGCTAATCAAGAAACAAACAGGCGGCATGCTTAAATGGATTCAAAAGTTTATTGCACCACTTAATGAAGATGGAACGGGTGGTAGTGGTCAACAAGCACCTGCTGGTACCGGTGTAAGGCGTTGGCGTTCACAAGTTGAAGATGCCTTGAGAGCCAATGGGCTATCAACATCAGACAGTATGATTAATAAAATATTAACGCAAATATCTACCGAATCAGGTGGTAATCCACGTGCTAGTCAACATGGAGACCCTGATGGTGACGGTTCAGGTCCAGCTATGGGATTGATGCAGGTTAAACGTGATACTTTTAATGCTAATGCGTTTAAAGGACACAAGAACATTTGGAACGGTTATGATTCACTTCTAGCTGGTTTGAATTACGCAAAAAAACGTTATGGATCAAGCCTTTCATGGTTGGGTCATGGTCAAGGATATGAGCGTGGCGGATTAGTAAGCACTCACGGTTTATATGAGATTGCTGAAAAGAATAAGCCAGAAATGATTATTCCACTAGCAGGAGATAATGTACGAGCTAACCAATTATTGGATGAAGCTAGTTTGCGTATTAATGGTAAGAAAAACAATACAATCGAACCAGTCAAAACTGATGTTTCAAAGTTAGAAAAAAAGTTGGATAACATGATTGAATTGCTATCAAAACTAGTTTCTGGTCAAG